ACATTATTACATCGTCTCCATATGCATTTTTTCTACAATTAATTAAAATTGCTGATTTGTCGCCCGGTAAAATAGTTTTAGCGCTAACTCTATCTACGGAAATGCTTTCTATCAACTTATCAAATGTTAGTCCCTTTTGTGCTAATGCAGGCGATGTAATAATGTCCTCTTCTTTTGTGGTCATAAAGCGAACTTCAATTCTGTCCTTATTGAACCATGGGTGGTTTTCTGGATAAAACCGACCCTGTGAAGGTAAATCAACAAAATCTGTTGGAACGCTGTAGCCGCCAATGTTAACATTTGGCGCTGGAGTAGATGCTGGTTCTGGTGTTTGTTGAGTAAACTTTTGTTCTTGTTGTTTCATAAACTGCTCAAACAGTTCTGGGGGGATTTGAGTTCTCCCCTCATTATTTCTAGTCATTTATTCCTCTCATTGGCGCAGGGCTAATCTTGCCCAATCATATTCTAATTTAATTGATATATCAGTTAAAGCATCAGACGAATACTGTAATTGGCTAAACTTAACAGATGTAATCATTCCATTAAAAATTTCCCACGATTCAAATGTGTTTCCATCTGGATCTAGTGATATTATTTTAACATTACCGAGCGCTCTTATTAAGTTTTCTTTTGATAAATTCTTCGTTCCATAAACTAAATCCCTAGCTGCTAAAGATGGATTATTAACATTTGTTAAAGATTGGGGAGCATCAGCACCATTTACATCATCGGGGTAATAGTAACTCTGGGCTAATAATTTATTTAATATATTTCCACCTACAGATCCACCAGTTTGATTAAAAATTTCTCTAATTGTAAAATTAATAGGCTCCCACTTAACTCTAATTGGGTAGCGGACAACGTGATCTAATAACATGTGTTCTTGTGTTTGAACTATATAAGATGGTCTATCAACCTGTGTGATGTAGGCGGCAGGTAAATCGTCAATTAATAAATAAAATCTAAAAGCTTGCTGGGCACCTACAAAAATATTATCACTAGTTAGTTTAGATTGCCCACTAAAAGTTTGCGAGTACTTTTGTAGATTAGATAAAGTCTTGTTAGTAAAATTTTGTCTTTCGTTGGCCATACTAATATAATTAGTTCGACTTTAAATTATTCAGTAGCGCTAAAAGTCTCTAACTCAGCCCAATCGTAGGAGATGTTTAAGCCTAGCTCGATCAACCCCTCATCGCTATAGCTCATCTGGTTGTAAGTTACTGACTTAACCCAAACATTATTAAGTCTCCAAGTCTCAATTGTCTCACCATCAGTGTTAAGAGTATCAATTGTAACCTGACCCAACTGGTCAATAAAGTTAGCTTTACCAACTGACTTTCTTAGGTAGTTAGGATCACCGGGAGTAGCACTAAAGTCACCGGGGTAGACATAACCAGCATTTCTTACGAGAGCCAACAGTTTACTTGAGACATCGGGATCAATTGGATCAACTAAGTTAATGCTAATGTCGTTCCAAGTTACACGACCGGGGAACTTAAAGTCGTGAACCAAAAACTCATGCTTTGTTTCTCCAACTGTTACTGTTGGTCTGTCTGTAGTCTTAACAACGTAAGCTGGGATGCCTGCGATGTTAAGAATAAACTTATATTTTCTTTTTGGTTCTGTTAGTGGGTTTGCCCAAACTGGAATTGCTGTAGCCATTTATTTTTTGTCTCCTAAACCTAAATAGTTTCTCCTAAAATTAATCATCAAAAGATGCTCCAGTGTTGGTGATGATGAAGTCTAGAGCGATGTACTCAATTGCTCTTGCTGGCTTAATGAACAACTTGGCGTACAAGATGTTTCTATCAATTAAGTCAGGTGTAGTTGTGGTTTCATCAAGAACCAACTTGTAGTCAGTTAAACCAAAGCGAGTCTTAACATCAGTTAAGAATGGAATTGCTTGATTCTTAAAGTTATTCCAAGTGTCTGGAACGTTTGGCTCAAATAGAATTCTATTAGAGATTCTTGAAATGCCCCTCTTAAGGAAAATCATTAATCTGCGAACGTTAATTCTATCTAGGGCTGAACGCTCAACCTGTAGAGTCTTCTGACCAAAGATGACTACGCCCTCATTTGGGAATGTGGCGATTGGGTTAACGCCAACCTCGTAGAGATCATCTCTGTCGTCCTTGAAGAGCTTAAGGGCTGTAGAGACGACTGGGAGTCCAGACACACCAGAGGATAGCCCACCACGGTTAAAGCCAGCAGGGGCAAACCATGGAGCTTGTACGCGGTCTGTGTAGGACATTGCGCCCAAAGCAGCAATAGTGGGCGGTACCCACACATCTTTAGAGTTGATGTTGTCGCGAATCTTAACCCATGGGTAGTAAGTTGCTGCGTAGCTTGAGTTGTACTTTTGTGTTTTTACACTATTAATTGCCTCTACTACGTTACCATTGGACTCTGAATCTCCACCGTATCTAAACTCGTGAGGTGGAACGTAGCCTTTATCAATGTCAAACACTGCTAAAGCATCAGCCCTGTCTTCCGTATTCGTAATAAGAGTATCAACTAGAGTTGTGTTCTCTAAGCCGGGAATTGAAACAACATTGTAAGAAACTACTTCTGGATTCTTAACTGTGTTAATTGCTCTTTCAAATGAGTTGAACTCGTAGCTAACTGTCTCGCTAGAACCAACGTTAACATTGGCTAGTGGGTCGGACTGTGTAATATCAAAGCCGTCAGTTCCACCAAAGAATAGCGTAGTTAAGTTACCTGCTCCAGCGTTTAGAACTACCTTGTAGCTTTGTAAATCAGCAGAAGGTCCACCGTTAAAGCCAGAAGGCAATGTACCAGTTGTAGTTAGTGAGTAGCCGCCTGCTCTAGCTGAAGTGTTAATGTCTAAGAAGGAAGAGCTACCAACGCCGACTGCGCCGACTGCGGTTTGGTCTTTGAATGTTAAGTCTTCCAATGAAACGACATACTGGAATTCTAAGATGTCTGATAAATCAGCATCGTATTGATTGTTAACGCCTCTTGGTTTGCTTCTTACGAGATCTCTGATGTCTGCTTTAAAGTTGCTTCCACCGTCTGTTGTTGTCTGAACGCCAAAGTAAGCTTGTCTGTAGTCTAGTAGACTATCTGTGTTAGCTCTTGTTGGAGCAGATGGGAAGTTAATCTTAAGACCGCCGACAAGGCCAGAGCCTGATAGAATCCCAGATCCAAAAGCATTACCGAAAGCGGCACTACCAGCACCCCTTAGAACGCCAATATCAACGGGATCAATTAACTGATTAGTCCCGTAAACAGTACTAATAAATTTGGTTGGACCAGTTACACCAAATGGAACATAATCTGCTGAGAAGCCGTCTGAGAATTCAGCAGCAGTTTCAACTCTAACGTATTTAGAGTTATTTGGGAACTCGCCCTTTTCAATAATTCTGCCTTTTGTGTAGTCGTAATCTGAGAATCTTGTACCAACTCTTCTTAACAAGTAGTTGTCTGAATTTGGATTTAAGTTACAGCCTTCAAAAGATTCAACAATTTTAACATTATCGTCGCTATCTTGGATCTGTCTAAGCTGAACTGTGAATGTGGCGTAGGGGTCTACGTCTTCATTGATTGGCGCTCTAATGTTGGCTAGTGAGACCTTGATGTTGTTCTGTGTCCATTCACCAGCATCCAAACCAACAAAACGGAACAGCTTTTTAAGTCTTCCTGCTGTTAAGTTAGCAGAAGTCGTTGAACTCCAGCTACCTGTATCGCTTGATAGGTCTTGGCTTAGGAACCAACCTGATTTTGAGTAGCTGTTTGATTCTAAGGCGCCTTTTCTAACATCGTGACCTTGAATGTCGCTAGCTGCTGCGCCAGCGTTGCTAAATCCACCCAAGCCAACAATAGCTCCAAACACTTCAGAAGTTGTGGAGTTTGTTCCTGTTAGTTCTGCCTCGTAAGTTGTTTCAAAAGTCTCACCTAAGAAGTAGTTGATTTTACCATTTGTGGTGCTTGATCTTCCAATTAGGGTTGGATCAGTGTTAAAGACTTTTCTAATGAAGTTAGACTTGCCCTTGGAGAAAGAAATGCCGTATTTTCCTGTTGAAGACACACCATCAATTGATCCTGAGAACTGAACCACTAATTCGCCACCAGTAGATTTAATTAATTCTGATGAGCCTCTCGTAGTAGAAGCATCAGCGTTAGAACCAGTTAAGACTGGTGCGCCATCCCCCATGTAAAAAATAGCTGCTACAGAGCCTGTTGGCTTTAATCCCGTTAAAGCTCCCGTTGATGAACTTGGAAAAACTACTAAGGCGTAAGCGCCACCTTCTGTTTCTGAAGCTGCTGAGTTAAAGTCGGCAGTACCAACTCTCCAACCTGCCGCCCCTGTGTCTGTTTCGCCAACAGCGCTGTTTTTAACACCAAGTGTTCTAACGAAAGTTAGGGCTTCGCCGTTTCTTAACCATGATTGGGCTGCGTAAGTAGCATACATTGGAGAAGTGTAGTTGCCTTCTCTCCAAACATCACCACCGTTACCGCCGGCTACTGGCTCACCGAATTCCGCTACGAAATCTGAAAAGCTTCTTACCTCAACTGGGGTAAAAGCTCTACCTCTTGCTGCTCTACCAATTACGCACGCGCCAATTGCTGGCTCGTCTGCTGGAATTTGGGAACGGTCGATTTCCTCGATTCGGATACCGGGTGAAATAAATCTAAAGTTTTTTGCTGAAACTGCCATGTGTTAGAACTCCCTGCACAAATAGTCTATTGTAAATAGTTTTTGGAAAGCCAAAATGCTTATTGCCTAAAGAAACCATCATCGTTGTTTGGGTTTTTCTCACCTAACATAGTGCGCTCTCTAGTGAATCTAATTTTAGCTGGTGATTCACGACTTACAACAAAAGGAGTGTCTTGGTTAATGCCATCTGCTGTGATGTAGCCTAAAACTTTTATTTTGATCTCGGCATCAAATTTCTTTTCTTCACCGCCTAGATTAGAAGCATTACTACTAATTGAGTAATCGTCTTCAATAAAAGCTTCGTACTTATGGTTTTCATAGTCCACTAAGAACTGGTTAATCCCGCCTGTGAATCTTTGGAAAGGCAACAAGATCTCGTTTAACTGCTGAATGTAAATTGTTCTAATCTTAATTGTGTAATTCATGTTTAGAAACACAGGGTAGCCAGTGTAAAGTGTTTCATAAACTACCTCACTTGATTCAAAAGGCAATTTAAATGTTTCTTGTGTTTGTTTTGTGAATCTTTTAGCTGCTGCGTTTTGAAAGTTCTGTGTCTTGTCCTTTACCACTCTTCTGTAAAGAGGAAAAGCTCCGCGCTTTCTATCCATTTGAGCAAAGATGTTACCGGGAATTACTCTTTCATTAGCATTTGTTTTAGAAACTGAGTTTCTTTCAACAACCATCGCTGGATAGATAATTGATTCTGAATCAATCTCTCTTAATTCTTTATTGTTTTTAACTTGAAAAGCTCTCTCTGCGGTAATCCAAATGATTGGAACCTTTCTACGACCTTCATTAGAGTCTGTGTAAATGTCTAGCTTTTCATTTAGCCAATTGTAAAGAGCAAAATCAATCGTCTCTAAGGTTGATGGACTAAGAGTCTTTTGTTTTGTAGACTTATTCGGCATTGAACTTACCCTTCCTTGCTCTTACACACTTAGCTTCAATCTCGTAACGGAAATCAATCTGTCCGAATAACTGCTTTGGCTCATTTAATTCTGTGATCTCATAAAAGATGTCTCCATAAAGAACAAAGTCGCCCTCTCTTACAAAGACATTTTGATCCTCGCCTAATCTTCTTTTATGAAACTTTACATTAATAGTTGCTTTTTTATCTACGCCGAAGTCTGAGGTTTCTGTTAAAATTCCCTCAAATGTTACAAGAGCATAAACTCTAATAGGTGGTAGGAATGTTTTCTCGATTGCCTCA